ACCAGCTCGTGACCCGCAGATGCCGAAGTAGTCCGCAAAGCGCCGTTAGTCTTGTGCGTGTATGCAACACCAGACAAGGTCAGAAACGCCAGCTGGTCGATACGGTCAGCCATTGCGTAAGCCAACATGTCGCGAGAAGTCTCACGGAAGTTAACGATCGTCTTCTGATCGGCAACTCGGCCCGCGATACGGTTTGCGAAACGCAGCTGGTCCAGCTCGATGGTGATGTCATACGCGCGGAGGGCTTCTTCGTTGCCTTCCAGCGTGTTGTCACCAGTGATACCGTCTCCAGTCATGTCAGCAAGCAAGGTCAGGTTTGCCTTGGTGCCCTTCTCTGACTTGGTGAGTTCGGTGATTCGCTGAACAGCGGCGTTCTGGCCGGTTCCAGCAAACTGGTTGATGAAAGAAGCGTTGCGGGCAACGCGCCAAAAATCACGGGACCACGCCTGAAGCTGGTCGCCCGTGAGGGTTCCGAAATTAGTAGTAGCCATTTGGGTTCTCCCTTAATAGGCATAAAAGTATTGGCGGCAAAAGCCACCGTTCTTAGCCGACTTAAAGGAGCGGCTAATCCGTACCCCGTATCGTGAGGCGACGAACTAGCGCTGTTTTACGAGGTGCGACCTCGGCTTTTTTAACGCCTGTGCAGGCGAAGACGTTTTTAGCGTGATCGACACGATCAGTTATCGTACTGATAGACGAATGCTACTCTGATATTAGCGTGGGTAATACTAAAAGGCAAGAGTCATAACGCTATTGCAATGGATTAGACAGCGCGTCCATCGCGTTCCAAAGATCATTCACTTCGCGCTCTATGCCCTTCACAGCTTCGTCGTATTTTTCAACGGTGCCTGCTTGATTGGCTACCGTAATTGCGCTTTCACCAGCTTGCTTTTCTGCGGCCTCAACGCGATCTCTTAGATCAAGGAGCTCTTTTTGCCGGTCCATAATTTGTTCCAGATTTGCGCCCAGCTCCGAGAGCTTTCCCTGAAGCCCTGATATGTTTTGGTCAGTAAGTCTTTGCTCCACCAGGCTGATGCGGTCAGTGAGATCTGTGAGATCAGGGACCTCAATAGAGTCCAACCTGCCTTCAATGCTATCGATGCGAGCGAAAAACTGACTCGCAGCCCATATGCCGCCACCCAGGGTAGAAGCCATAGATAAAACAATAGCAATCCACACGCCTTTGAAACTTGTGCCATTAACATTGAGTTCTACTCCGTCTAAAGCCACGCTAACCTCCCTGACAGCTTTCAACCTGCGTAGGATCTTGAAAGAACGCGCAGGGGTTATAAGTTGGTCCGGTTAGATAAAAGTTGCTGCTTTCGCCCTCGGCCAAGATGTCCGCTGTTGGCACGAAGTAGCTGTTGACCATCAGCACAACAACCGAGTCCTGAACACCTTCAAAACTTACGATTACCTCACCCATCTCTACAGAGAAGAACGAGTCTACGGCTTCGGCGTAAGTTGAGCCCATGCTGTCAGCTTGCTGGTTAGCGGACTCAATAAGAGTAGGATCATTTGCTACGGCCATAAATGCCGCCGCTGTCTGCGAGTTCTCCTCAACTGTCACTAACGCATCGTTGTAGATATCTACGTCATTTTGCTCAAGCGTTACGTCATTATTCGCGATGTAATCTTGGACCGCAGTGAGTGCTTCGCCGTCTCCAGCCGCTTGAGCGTCTGCCGCAATCTCGTTGACTCGGACTACCTCGATAACTGCCTGCGCCGCAGCAACGTATGCGTCGATAGCTTCGTTGACATTATTCATCGCTTGGTTTGCGGCGTTGTCAAAGTAATCTTGTGCGCCAACATCGACGATGTAAGTGGCATTCTGAACCGCCACAAGTGAAGCGTTGTAGGCGTTAGCCTGATCAGCAGTAATGATGCCGTCGTTTACCGTTCCTATCGGAGCAATGCCACCCGTAGCCGCATAAGCTGTCATACCGCCGATGGCTCGGATGCCGTAGTCGAAGGTAGCTCGGATAGACGAACTCGTGTTTACAAGTTCATCAATCTCCTGAATCGCTAAGGCTGGTGCGGAAACGCTCGCTAATGCTAGTGCCAGTATCGATTTCTTCAACTTCATTTGCTCCACCTATATTTAGTACAAGATCGTAGTAGTCCTTCCTGTCTTCGTAGTTTGGAATAAAAGCTTTCGGGCTCCGCCGCATAGCTAAAATTGCCGCTCGACCAACGACTAACTTCCCGTTGACCAGAATCGGACAAGGTGTACCTGATGAGAACATAGCTTCCCAAACAGCATGCTCCTGGCACATAAGAGATACCGCTGCGATGCTCATCCCAAGCTCTTTAAGGGTTTTTGCATCTTTTCTGCGATTGCACTTTTCGTCTTGGCTGTAATAGCCGGAACTTGCGCCAAACATAACGAGCTGTAGCCCACCTGACTTTGATTTCAGGCAGGTGTCATTGCCAGAACTCATAAGGCTTGGGGCAATTGCGCTATAGACTGGCATCTCGCTGCTAGAGCCAGCGCCGTTATAGGTTTTAGAGTTGTTGGTGGTACTGTTATTTGAATTAACAGTACTGTCTTGCGTATTAGTATTTAAGTCGCCATCTTGCTCGTTTTGAGCAAGCGCGGCGCTAGACGCCAACAAGCACACCAGTAGTAACCGCATACCATCATCGATACCTTGACGTTTTCTTAGCAATCTTCCGTGGTTGCTTCGAAAACTGCTTCCCCTTCTTGGTATCCTCGCGCTTCTTTCGTGAAGTAGCCGCGTACTCTTTCTTAGTTAGCGCGTCTCTTGCTTTCTTCGGTAAGTACCGCTCGCCGGTAGCCTTGCTACCCTGCGTGCTGTTCTTCCCGCTTTTGGTGCCCCACTTCTCCTTAGTCCACTTGGACAAGGACTTCTGTGCCTTGGTTTTTGCACCTGAGTAACCGCCTCCAGCTTTTTTGTACCTTTGCGTAGCAAGCTGCGCCTTCCTAGCGCTCCATTGCCCCGGTTTACCACCTTTTGAGCCAGCTTTTACCGCTGCGACAATGCGCTTCCACTTCGCCTCGTCAGTACGGGCCATGGCTACTTCTTCTTGGCCTTTGACTTAGCTTTCTTTTTGGCGGGCTTTTTCTTGCCGCGCATACCACTGCAAGGTTTTCCGTCGTGCATTAGTAGCCTCCGCGCTTCTTCTTGGCCTTGGGCTTAGCTTTCATCTTTGCTTTGGCTTTTGCCGCCGCTTTTTTGCCTTCTTTAGTGTATGGATACTTCTTTCCGCCTACGTTTGGCATGATTAGCTTCCTTTCTTCCATTTAGTGGACTTGGATTTCGTCTTACTGGGGGACCACTTGACCTTGTCCGCCCAATAAGCCGCTGACATCTTTCCTTTCGAGATATTCTTGGCATGGCGCGACTTGAACGCCTTGCGCTGACCAACTGTCTGGTTGGTTTTGACCCCCTGCTGCCCAAACCGAATCGTTTTGACCTGATCGCCCTCTTTGGCCACCACAATGTGTGACTTTTTAGGGTGGGATGGGGTGCGCTTGGGCTTGTTGAAGCCTGATACGCCTGCTCTCGCGAGTCGGGGGTCTTTTTCTCTAGCCATTACAAGAGATCTCCTCGTAATCGTTTGATGGTTGCCTCTGGCAGCGCATTAAACTCGTCTTCCGTCATATTGCTGATGTCGAGAGCCTTCTCGCCCCGTGCAGCAGAGCTCTCGCCAGGCAATTCCGGCGGTTGTGACTTGGCTGCGTTGAGCTTTTTGTTTACTTCGGCGCGTTTTTTGGCAACTTCGTCCTGCACCGGTGCGGCAGACTGCGTCAAAGTCGATTCTTGCGGGGCTTCTTGGGCCAAATCGTGGTCTTTGATGACAAACTTGGCTGCTTTAGACAGTGCGTCTACCGCATCGAAGCCCTGCACGATAAAGGCGTCGCGCAAATCGATAACTTCTTGCGTGTAATCCGCGTTGTACTCGCCAGAATTCTGGTCAAAGACCGGAAAATTAGCCTCCAACTCGTTTGCAGCAGCTTGTAACGCAGTAGCTTGTGCATTTTGTGACACGGTCTGCTGCATCTTTTGGCTCATGTCGAACTCAAGCTGCGTTTTTTCCGCAGTTCGGATCTCTTGACGCAGTCGTACCGCCTCTGCTTCCTTGCCGTCGAGCACTAAATTCATGTACTCGCGCTCTTTGGCATCAAAGTCGTAAGCGTCAGGTGCGTCCGCAGGGGGTTCCTGCGCTTTTTTCATGTCTTCTACCTGCTTCTGCAGGGCTTTTTGCTTCGCAAGCACCTCATCTAGACGCGATTTCGGCACCATCGGCTTATCTTTAGTAACGTCGGACTCTGGGGCGGGCTCCGGCTCTGCTTCTTCGGCAACTACCTCCTCGGTCTCTTCGGCTACTGGCCCCTCTTCAACAGCCTCTTCCTCCGTTTCTGCCTCTACTTCTTCGGCTTCTTCCTCGGCTTCAGCAACAACCTCCTCTTGCACCTCTTCCTCGGCTTCGGCAACTGGCTCCTCGCCAAGCCCAAAGTTCAAATCAAGAGTCTCTTCCTGCTCGGTGCTCTTGTCAGCGCCGGGCATTACGTCAAACACTTTGTCGAACTGATTGTTTGGGGTTTCTTCCTTCGCCATATGGCAATCTCCTATTGCGGGTTACGAAAATTTGGGATGTCAGCCTGCTTGGGCCGTGCTGCCTGTTTCTTGGCGGAGGTCTGCATGGCAGTCGCCGCGATGCGTGTTGCAGCATTTGTTTCTGACTGATCTCGACGGGTCTGGTTGGTGAGGTCAGCCAGCTCTCGACGCAACATGAGCTCCTGCTCTTTCATCTGCATCTTGCTCTGCATCTCAGCGATGCGAACCTGCGGATCAACCTCTGCCATGTCCTGAACCTTGGCGACGTTGAGCGCCGCTTCGGTCTGAGTCTTCCTTACGTCTGCTTCAAGCTGAGCAATCTCAAGCTGCAACTTGGCGATTGCCATCTGCTGCTGCATGGCCATAGCTTCTGCCTGCTCTGGCGTTGGCGGCTCCTGACCCGTGATCTGACGGATGCGCTTGGCCA